ATGAATCAGATAATGATCAGAAAGATGAAATATTAATGTCAACGGACAATAATAAAAATGAAGAATCAGATAATGAATCAGATAATGAATCAGATAATGATCAGAAAGATGAAATATTAATGTCAACAGACAATAATAAAAATGAAGAATCATACGATGAATCAGACGATGAATCAGATAACGATCATAAAGATGATATATTAATGTCAACAGACAATAATAAAAATGAAGAATCAGGTGATGACTCAAATGAAGAATCAGGTGATGATTCAAATGAAGAATTAACAATGTCAATAGATAAAACAAAAGTAATTGATAATTCAGATATAGAGGATTCATCAGAAGATGATGAAGATTCAGGTGAAGAATCAGATGGATTAGCATGTATAGAGATATATACCAAATCTGGTCGACGTCTTTACTATCATGCTGATAGTAATAGTATATATTCGCCAGAAGGTGATGATGAAGGATCAGATATTGGTAAATTGTTACAGGTACCTACAAAAAAAGCACCTATATATCGTGCAGGTAAATATTACATTGTTGGAAAAATGATTAAAATTGGTAAGACTGATTACATAAAATGTGCATTAACAAATCAGGTTTATTTATCTAAGAATGATAAAAAGACCAAAAAAGATAAACTTATACTGAAAGGAATTGCAAAGAAGGATTCGAAAGGTAATTATCAAATAAAAAAGATTAAGTAAACACATTAAAAATTATAATAAAAAATGATACTTATAATTAATTATTTATTTCTTGTTTTATGCAAAGTAAATAAGATAAATTTTAAAAAATTTACCTTACAAAAATGTCATCCAAAAGTTTACAATCTGGTGATATTACAAGTTTGGTAAAAAGTGCCAAAGAAGAGATCCGTCATGCCGATGAAATTAATGAACAAATTAATAACACGCAAGGTGAGAAGACAAAAGTTTCCTCGGCTATGACAACTGATAAACCTACTGTAGCTGATCAATTTTTAGAATTGTTTACGACACAACCAGTCAGTTCCTCTATCGAGGGGCAAAAGAAAGTGATTCCCGAAAACTCGCGATCGAAACAACCAGTGTCCCCAGCGTCCTCAGTGTCTGCTCTCACTAGGTCCGCGATACGTGCCATTGCCATTACCTCTATCAACCGCCTGAACAGTTCCGCGATAAGTGCCATGCTCGCAAAAGCCGGTGACCCATTGCTCAAACCAGACGTGGTGCATGACTTTGTAGAAAGGTACAATGGTTCGATCTCCGGATACGATTATCTCATTGCATGGCACCGAAAGCTTGTACACGCCTGGAAAACAGTTTTCAAAATGTGCAAATTTAAAGACATCAACGAATATCAGAGGGGACAAGAAGTCCAATTTCAGGTTCACCTGGGCTCGTTATGGCACTTACTCTTTGTCAATGTGGACGCATGTAACACGACTGATGAATACTTCGAAGAAGTGAAGAGAGTAGAGAATGAATCGAACACTTACTTGTACAATCTCAGCACAACCAGGGGATTACACCTTCCGCCGGATTGGATGATGATTCCCTTCAATGATGACATTAAAGAAACAAGTAAATGTATTAACATGCTTATATCAACCATATTCTATTCGAATACACCCAATTTCTTCTACGGAACGGGTGGAAACGGCGAGTATGACTCTGTGCTGAGAAAATTTGTAACCAAGATTCTAAAAGATGGAAAGAAAGGTGGAAACCAAAGTGGAAACCAAGGTGGAAAGAAACGTGGAAACCACCGTAGAAACCAAGGTGGAAACAAAGGTGGAAACAAAGGTGGAAAGCGCCGTTGAAACAGCAAACACTAACTTCACTGACAAAGTTTGGTGTCTTTTAAAAAACACCATTATAAATTGAAAAAAGATTAAATAGTAATAAAATACATTGAATATTAGTAGAAAATGTCAAACCAAAAGCACAAAAAGGATGAACTACGTGTTGAGATAATGGCAATATTGGGTGAGCGACTTTATGAAGACGCAAATGCCACAAAAATACAATATTACTACAGAATGTATAGATGCAGAGTTAGATATAGGAAACTTGTTCTAGACATATTGCAAGATAGACTTAGAAGTGTTTCGGCCACAAAGATAATCTATGTGTATAGAGAATACAAAAATAGACATAAGAAGAATGAAGACAGTTGTGTTAAAGGTGAACAAAAGAGTGATGAGAAAAGTCACATTAGCTGGTCTAGTGAATCACGTGTTGATAGAGAACAACAGAGAGCAGATTCAGTACGATCAAAATCACCACGATCAAAATCACCACGATCAAAATCACCACGAACAAGATCAGTACAAGCAAAATCAGCACGAGCAAGATCAGCACAAGCAAGATCAGCACGAGCAAAATCACCAATGGATTATTTAGTGGATGGATTGAGTAATATGAGTTTTTAATTTTTTATTAATATAAAAAATATATAAAGACCATATAATTATAACATATGGGGTGGTGACCTTACACCTAACCAAAAAATTTTTTGGCTAAAATAATATATAAATTCATTGAGGAATACCCAATTGATTGTATATGAAAATTAATAAGATGTGAAAATCTATAACATAACTATATACTGCCTATATACTTATATTATAAAACTTAAAACTATTTATAGATATTCAATATATATTATATATCCGATAAATATTAAACTTATTTGTGGTTTACCCAATTAGTTTTATGTGAAAATTATGGTGATTAGATATATAAATAAATATAAAATATTTACTTATAAAAAATACTTAAAGTACTTAAAAAAAAATCTATATATATTATATAACCTAAGAACATTATCTTGGTAAGTATATAAATGTTTAAGCGGACTACCCAGATATTTATATATGAAAAATTAGTTAATATAAGTATATTATAATAATATAGTTATATTTAAAAATACAAAAATGAGCAAAAAAATGAACAAAAAATGAACAAAAAATGAAGTAAAATTAATCCATTATATTATATACAATATATTAGATACAATATAATTAAATAAAGATTTTAATGAATAATAAAACCATTTATCATAATACACCACATACCTTGGGGTGGACATTATTTTTTCTAATAGTAATTATTACACTATTTATTATGTTATTTAACTTCTTGTATGTATATACATTTCCACCACATTATATCACAGAAGAGTCTGATTAAAAAAAATTATTGAGTTATTGTTTTGTTTTCCATTTGTTTTTGGAATTTAAGGTTAAAGTAAAATAATATGGCATAAGAGGTAGCACCTAATAAAGTGCCGAAAACGGAATACCAACCATGTGGTTCGCGTAACGCGACGCAAATTTGATTAGGAAGTCGAAGGATAAGCATAATTGTCAAAGAAAGAGATAGCCAAATAGAGAAAGGTTTCCCCTTAATAGTATTATCAATTTGCAAATAGGTACCACCAATTGCAACAGCCATTGCAACCAAATGTAAATAACCAGTTAAAGACATTGTAGATTCACTGCACGCAGATTTCATTATATATATAACATAGAAAATAGTTTATGTATTAACAAAAAATTATTTTATTGATAGACTGGGGTCAAAACCTCGACCTTCGCGGTGTAAAGGCGACGTCATAACCATCTAGACCACGAATCTATATAACTTTTAAGTGCTTTATAATAAACAATTAAAATTGTTGATAGATAATACATAAAATGCGTATAAATATATTAAATAAAAACTTATATAAAGATGTCAGACATATATAAAGTGTAGAAGAAGAAATAATTTCTTAAAATAAAAAAATTGATTTTTTAAAAAAAAGATTTTTAGTCCATTAGTTATGATTGCGAAATAATATTCCGCATAAACAATTGGATACAATAATTCAGCCTCTTTGTGGCGTATCTAGTAACTATGTTTATACATAGGCAAATTGAATAAAACTGGTCGTTTAGCTCAGTTGGTAGAGCATCGGTCTTATGAGCCGAAGGTCACGGGTTCAAGCCCCGTATCGACCAACAATCAGTTTTTTTGGATACATAATTTAAGCCTCTTCGTTGGCGTATCTAGTAACAGTGGAAACACTGGCTAATTAAATAATAAACTGGGTTAAGCCAACTTAGCTCAGTCGGTAGAGCGCGCGCCTTTTAAGCGCGTGGTCGTGGGTTCAATCCCCACAGTTGGCAACAATATGGATACAATAATTCAGCCTCTTCGTGGCGTATCTAGTAACAGTGGAAACACTGGCTAATTGAATAATTTGTCACCTTGCCCGAGTTGGTCTAAGGGGTTCGACTTAAGATCGACTGTACTAGTACTCGCGGGTTCAAATCCCGCAGGTGACAAGTGACTTTTTGGACACAAGATTTAACCTCTTCGTGGTGTGTCTAGTAATTAGAGAAATCTAAGCTAACTAAATCTAAAATGCTTTCATAGCTCAGTTGGTTAGAGCGTACGACTGTTAATCGTAAGGTCACTGGTTCGATCCCAGTTGAGAGCGATCATTTTATAATACAAATATTCAGCCTCCTCGCGGCGTATTATGGTAACAATGTTATTACATTGGCGAATGAATATAATCTCACTTAGTCTAGGTGGTAAGGATATCAGGTTTTCACCCTGAAGACACGGGTTCGAGTCCCGTAGTGGGAATACAGCATCGTTGCGCAGTGGCCAGCGTGTCGGACTCATAATTCGAAGGTCGGTGGTTCAAATCCACTCGATACTATTTTATAACACAAAAATTCAGCCTCCTCGTGGCGTGTTATGGTAACTGTTTAAAACAGGCGAATGAATTAATCCGGATTTTACAATGTGTTCGATAGAACATTAATAGTCAAGGTGCACAAGTGTACCGGAGATAGCTCAGATGGTAGAGCAGTTGACTGTAAATCAATTGGTCGGGTGTTCAAGTCACCCTCTCCGGATATTTGGAACATAAATATTCAAGCCTCTTCGTGGCATGTTCTAGTAACAATGTAAATGCATTGGCAAATTGAATATAGTGCTTTCATAGCTCAGTTGGTTAGAGCGCACGACTGTTAATCGTGAGGTCACTGGTTCGACCCCAGTTGAGAGCGAAGCACATTATATAATACATTAATCAGCCTCCTCGTTGGCGTATTATGGTAACAGTATATATACTGGCTAATGATTAATCCCCGTGGCCCAATGGATAAGGCGTCCGACTTCTAATCGGTAGATTGTGGGTTCGAGTCCCATCGGGGATATCCTATGGTATCAACTTCGCTCTTATAGTGAAGTGGCTATCACGCAGGTCTTTGAAACCTGAGTCTCAGGTTCGATACCTGATAAGAGCATTCTTTTATCTAAGTTAAAAAACTTAGATAAAAATTATAATAATTATTGAGGTAGAATATCATGATAAAACATAAAAAGGACAAATAATGTTAATGATACAAATAAAGACAATACAAAACCCTGTCCATACTTTAAAGTAAATATTCCAGTTTTATTAGAAGGTGCACCCATACTTTTAAAGTTCATACCGAAGTATCCAGTAATAAGAGCCAATGGTAAAAATATAGTATTAACAATGGTTAAAGTGTCTATTGCTTTTTTTTTATTTCTTTGTAAAATTTGTTTATTGTAATCATTTATCAATTTAAAATTTTCATGCATAAATTTAATTTTTTTTTTAATTATTTCTAAGTTTTTATTATTTCCTCTTGTTAATAATTCTAATTCATGTATTTTAAAATTAACTTTAAATATTTTTTTTCTAATATTGAACATCAAATTTGATAATTTACGAGTATCGATTAAATCTTTATGTAAAACTTTTTCATCAATATAAACTAAAGTACTAATTATATTTTCTATATCATCATCAACTTTTAGTAGAGTATTATTATTTATATGAATAAAGCTGTCTGAATTTGGTTTAATAGACATATATATAATATACATATAAAATCTTTTTTATTATAATAAATTAAATATTATATTATAATCTATAATATTATAGACTATAATATTATAAATTGGACGAAGTTATATTACCGTATATAAAGATAAAAAAATAATATATAAGTAACATATAATAAATTATGGTAATATTTGAGTGCCCTCATTGTAAAAAAATATACACTCACAAAGGTCATTATAAAAGACACTTAAATAGAAAATTTGATTGCAGAAATATAAACAATACTGATAATGGTAATAAAAATAAAAATAAAAATTCAAAACAAATTAATGAAAAAAAGAAAAAAAGTGTAAACCCTCACAAAAGTATAAAAAAGGAATTTATATGTCATTTATGTGAAAAGACATTTAGTAGAAAAGATAATTTAAGAAGACATATCAATAAATATTGTAAAATTAAAAAAGAACGGGATGAGAAAGATAAAATTTATCAATATTTATTGGTTGAAAGAGAAGAGATGGAATTTAGAATCAATAAATTAGAGAAGAGTAATGTTAATTTTTATCAGCAATTTAATACAATAAATCAGATTAATATCAATTCATTTGGAAATGAAAAACTTGAGAATTTATCTAAAAAGGAAATAATAGATATATTAAATAAATGTTACAGAGCATTACCAGAATTAGTAAAAAAGATACATATAGATTTACCAGAAAACAGAAATGTATATATACCAAATAAAAAAGAACCATATGCAATGGTATACGATAATGATAGATGGTTTCTAAAAAATACTGCAGATGTAATAAATGAATTAATAACAATTAATAATCATAGACTTGTAGAATTTTTAGAGGTATATAAGGAGCAAATTAATCAAGTTAAAATAGATAGAATACAAATGATGATAAAGAATTCACAAGATGGTGTATTAGATCAACAATATGAAGCAGAATTAAAAGTGTTATTAATTAACTATGCTGATTTAATACAGGAATATTATCAAAAAAACATGTTAACAGATACAAACGATTTTGCAAATAATATATTATCAGTTAAAGATGTAGGATAATTATTTTTTATCTTTATATCCAACTATATTTATATTTTTTATCAATGTAATATCATCTTTATTTAAATTATAAAATTTAAATATTTCAGAATCAGACCAAATTTTATCAAGAGGTGGTAGAGGAATCCATTTACAAACATTTTTATTGATGTGTTGAGATATTTTTCTTAAACTTAACATTAGATTAGGTAATTTACATGATAGATAACTCATAAGAGATTTTGCTTCTGATTCATTGGATACTTGAAATGAGATATAACTTCCTGAATGTACATCATCTAATTCACCAATAAAAATATTACCAAAACCACTATTACCTTTATAAGATGCTTCTGCTGTAATAACTTTCCAAAATTTATAATCCTTTTTTAAATATTTTGAATCAATATATTTAATAAAACCTTTTTGTTTAGATACATAACATTTTAGTGAATTATCTGACAAATCTTTTGTAAGTCTTTTATCATTTGATTCAATTCCAAAATATCTACCATTATATAATTTATTAATGCTAGGATATTTTATTAATTTATGAACAAGACTGTAGAATTTACTGTCAATTAGAATATCAAATGTATTTAATTTTATTTTATTACCATTATAAATGCAATCACCGTTATAATTATTCGATTTTAGATAATAATTAACGCCACCTTTTATATCAACATTATTACCAAAGATATCAGAAGCATTATCAAAGTGTGTAATATATGGTATATCAGTTCTTTTTAACATATTTTTTCTAAATTTGTCTAATCCTTTTCCTCCAGCAAACCATCTTGATGGAATAATAAATGTTTGATAATCACATATATCAATATATTTATCGACAAATTCATTATAATATGCAGTTGCACCTGATCTTTTTAATTCTTTATTATATGGTGGATTACCAAAGATTACATTAAATTTTTCTATATTCCATTCATTTTGAATATCTAATTTTAAACTATCTCCATAATATAAATTTAAATTATATGTATTATCAATATCGAATATTTGTTTGGTAATAAATACATTTTTTTTATTTAATTCCGACATATATATCATATTTTCTAGAATATGTTTTTTTCTTTTGTCATCATCCTTAATAATATTATTCAGACCATCCATAAGTTTATAATATAATGCGATAGGAAAATTACCCATACCATTTGCTGGATCAAACCATTTATATGTCTTTTCTTCAAAAATACTTCTTTTATATTTTGATAAATGAAATTCATTTAGTTTATCTAACATATCATTAACAGTATTCATTGGTGTAAATACTTCACCGTGTTTTTTCTTTTCAACAATTTTAGGTTTAAGACATTTATTAATTAAATCAAGAAGTTCATTGGGTTTATCAATTAAACTTTGTAAAGACATTTTGAAATGTATTGCTATATTATATGGTTCGGTATTTTTATATATATATTTTTTTACAATATTCGAAATAAGTTTTATAATATCTTTTTTATTCCACCAAATATAGGATTGTTCATCAAATATATCAAGAAGAAATTTATTATTTTTAATGTTATCTAGCATTTTAATAAAGTCCATTTGATTATCATTTATAGTTAGAATACAACTGAGGGGGATAACAAATGGTAATACATCTTTTGTTAAAGAAATTTTTATTGTATCGTCAATATCAGAATCATCTGAACAATCTGAATCAGTATTATTTAGATTATCATTATTAATAATATCACATTTTTTACCTTTTTGTAAATTTTGATCATTATTTTCATCGAATTTAATTATGATAGATTGATTATCATTTGTATTTTTAGTAAAGTATTTATTTAATATATTTTGATCACCATCTTCTAAATCGATTATTAAATTTTCTATTTTTTTTAATAATTGTTTGTGATGATTAATTGGATCTGATTTCCAAATATTTAAAAGTTTGTCAACAAGTTTAATACCATAACTATTTTTTTTTTCGGAACCAATAAATAAATCTGAATCAATATTTATTAAATTATTTTCAATTAAATATTCCAATTTATTTTTAATTGTTTTATTAGATTTACTAATATTATATTCAAGTAGAGTATTTAAAACACGAGAAATATTAAGATCGACAACAAAACCACATTTTTTATCACCAGAATTACTTTCACTCATACATCGATACATCATTTGCATAATTCTATCTGAAGATAAAGTATTATTTAATAGAACAACAATATCACATAGTGGTAATGTAATACCTAAACTACATTGATTACCTGCAAGTAATATTAATCCAATTTTACCTTCAGACTTTGCTTTTGTTTCTCTAATATTAATTTTATTTTTTAAATCTTTTAATTTATATTCTTTGTGAGAATTTATAATCATAACATCAAAATGTTTAAGTATAACATCATTTAATATTTTTGATTTCAAACATTTGGATACATCGTTTATTTTCATACCATGTCCGAATGGTAAGAACCATAATTGTGTTGTAAAATTTTCATTACACAGTTTTGTTCTGCTGTTATAATTATTTGAAATTTTTTTAATTCTTTCAAAGATAGACATATTATCCTTTAAATATCCAGTTGATGAACCACTTATATAACTAATAATATTTTCTACTTCTTTAGGATAATTAAAATAATTACCATTAGATAATGAGAATAGAACATCCATAGAGAAGCCAAATTTAGTATCGTTTATTTGTTTTTTAATGATTTCGTATCTTTCTTGGTCCATCATAGTTGTTATTAATTCAATATTTGGCATATTATCATAAATTTTTAATTTGGAATCAATATTATCATCATTTATAAAATTTGTAACATCATTGCCGTGTTTATGAATAATAGCTTGAATATTTCTTTTTTTACAAAATTGTTCGTCTTCAATATTCCAATAATATTGACATTGAGAAGGAATATTCCATTTATTTAAAGGTTTCTGAAAGGTAGCAGTTAGAAATACTTTAACGGTATTTTTATTAGAATATGTTGAAATAATTCGATCAGATAATTTTGAACATCCACCAAAATGATTTTCATCGAAAATAATAAGATCGAGATTAATATTAACTAATTCTATTATTTTATTATCATTTGAAATATAATCATCTAATAATTGTTTAGATGTTATAATAATATTATTATTATTCTTAGAAAGTTTAATAGATTTTAATTTTTTACCATTTTTAATATCTAAAATTTCAAAATTGTTAAAGTCTCTAAATTTATTAAACATATCGTCAACAAATTGAGATAATGTTTCAGAAGGCGCAGGTGTTATAATTAAACAGTTGCATTTATTAAATGTATTTAAATATTTTATTAATAAACCGCCGACACCATATGTTTTACCAGCTCTACATTTCCAACCCCACAATATATTTTTTTCAGAATTTTTAATTTGAGTTATTGTTTTAGTTGTAAATAAATCTTGATGAAATCTTAAAACTAATTTATCTTTTGAAGAATTAAAAACATTATTAAAATAACCTTTTAAATTTAAATTAATGTTTTGTATATCAGATTGAAATTGCAAATACATATTTTTTAAATCATTATAATCTAAAATATTAATAATATTATTAACAATTGTTTTATTTGTATTTTGACATGATTGAATAACTTTATTAACTTTTGATTTGCAATTAACAACTAACCAAATTTCATATTTAGTATAATAATGACGGTATTCATTTATTTCTTTAAGTATATCTTGTATTTCATAATCTTTAATAGATTTTTTAGAATCATCATTATAATATTTTGATGAAATAAATATCCAAGTTCCATTTTTATTTTTAAGAGTTATATCACTAGACCCTCCTTTATTTTTACTAAAAATATTAGTTGTATTAAAGTATTTTTCAAGATTATTTATTTTATTCATGTATCCTAAATTTATATTTCCATCCATATGTTCATAATTAAAATTTGAAAAACTATAACCAGTTTTAATAAGTATATCCCATAATTTTTCATAAAGATAACCTTTTTTACTATAATTATTATTATAATTATTAATTAAGTTATCAATTGTAATTCCACTTTTTATATATTTTATTAAATCAAATAATGAATTTAGTTTAAAATCTTTTGTTTTTTTATTATTTATAAATAATATTAAATCTTTTTTATTAAGTTTTGAATAACCCTTATAATTATTTTCTTTACATATTTTTTTTAATTTTTTAATACTTAAACTATTTAAAATCATAATATAGTTATATATAGTTATGAATTTATTATAATCATGAAAAATCAATTTTTAGAAGCAAAATTGTTTAAATATAAAAGTATGTATAAGTAAAATGATTATACACATTGTATATATAGATAAACATATACATAAATTTATACGACAATGTATTTTGGGAGTCCAGTTAAATCAAAAATAAAAAATAATTTATTTACACAAAGTATGAATAATACCGGTTCAAGAGTAATTCCAGAAGAAATATTAAATAATGAAAATACCGATTCAAGAGTAATTCCAGAAGAAATATTAAATATTAAAAATAATACAAGTGATATTAATAGAATTGTTTCTAAAACAAGTTCTGAATTCTTAGGAAACCTAAGTGATGAGGATAAAATATCATTTGTAATACAAGATCCAAAATTTGGAATGTTTACACTTTTTAAATATCATATAAAATATGGTATTCATAATAGATTTACGATAAATCGTAAAACAATATATTGTTCACATGTGTTCTCTTTTTGGTTAGCGATACCTATATTAATATTTATTTCACAATGGTTAATATATACAACATTAATTATTAATCAAATTGAAACACATTCAGATGAACTTTGTCCAAATAAAGCAAATATTCAGGAAAAATTATTAATGTTCGCTGTTGCTCTTCTATATTTTTGTAAAAGTTTTTTCCTATGGGATAACTTATTAAGCAGATCTAAAAAACGGTTTGTAATTAAAACAGATTCTATTTGTACTATAATTGATGCTTTACAAGAATTCGGATTTAATATTTTAGTTTACTTTACAAATTTAATAATTATATATACTGAAACAGATTTTATGAATATGCTGATGAATTGTCTTGCGATGGAATTCTTAATGTATATTGATAATGAATTTGAAGAAACATATTTCAAATACCAACCTGAAGTTGCATTAGACATATTCGATAAATTATTTGTATCTTATAATGATAATAAAATATATGTCATTGACAGATTGCAAAAACAATGTTGCTTTAGATTCGTTCGATATATAACATGGTTACCGCGAAAACTTATAGTATTATCTCATATGTTATTGCCAATTATATGTTTCTTTATGGTTTTATTTGGACCAATATGTAAATAATCACCAGTTAAAAAAAATATAAATTAATAAAATGACCAAGGATTGTCAGTTAAAAAAAAATAAAAAATAAAAAAAATAACTAGGATATACATAACAATAAATAATTTAAAATAATCTAGGATTATTTTAAATTCTTAACAAATTAGATTATTAAAATTATTTTCTAAGATATATATAGGACGAAAATATTTAGTAAATCTATTTTCAGG